AACATGGTATGTCCTATCTGCTTTATGCCGTATGGGAACATAACTATGACATGACAAAGTTTCTTTTAGAAAATGGAGCAAACCCCAATTTTGTATCAGTATTCTGGGAAGTAAAACCAGAAGAAACGGTACGTATCCTCCCTCTCGAAACAGTCTGTTATAAAGATTATAATATAAATTTTGTTAAGCTGTTAATCAAATATGGGGCTAATCTAAGGGGGGTAAAACGAAATGTGTAAATACGATGTTTGGCTGGACGTGATTAGATTGCTTGTTTATCAGAGAGTTACCGAATATTAGAGGATAAATGGGGCGCAAAACGAAATGTTACAAGCGTGTTACATTTGCGTTACATTCGATGAGCGTTTGAACGGTGTTTGAGAGAATAATGTTACATAGGAGGGTAAATGGAGCGATCTGGGACGTTTTAAGCCTGAGTGTGGGTACTTAATAGTGTAAGGAGTATTTACGGTGACAAAGGCGAAGCAAATAGCTGTGACAGGATTGTTTTTTGTATAAATTGATGAGGTAGGCTATTTACAGCTTACCTTTTATTTTACGCATTTAGTAAAATATTATATGCTTAAAATATCGTATATAGTAACTATTTTGTATATTTGCAAACAAAAAGAGATAACTATGACAAAGGTAATACACGTACAATTGATGAAAGGAAGGAAGAATTATTACTTTGGCTCAATTCCTGCGATTTACAGTGTTTTGACGGCTGAGCAGATAGGTATTAAGCAAAGTTCGCTGGAGCGTGTAGGATTGAGTAAGGGAGGGGTTGTTCTGAACAAAAAGGCTTGTATCAGGGCTGGTGAGCTTATACGCTCAAAGGTGACAAAATAAGGGTATATATGAGCATCTAAAACGCTGATTGAACGATAGTTGAACGGCTTTCAATACGTTTTTGAACGGTTGAAAGCCGTTTTCTTTATTTTATTGGGTTGTAAAGGTGTGTTTTTAAGGTAAAAAATGGCTTTGGAGTGACATTAGGGGTGACGATTGGAGTGACAGTGTAAAACGAAATGTGTAAAGAGGGGTGACATTAGGGGTGACACTTTTTATATGTTCTTGACCACATTCACCCCCCTAATAAAGACGAAAAAAAGCGGATAGACCCTATTTTTAATCATTTACCCCCCCCATTTATTCCGTATAAGGAGGGGTATAGTACAATGAGATAAAATTAAAAAACTTCCTGAAATGCCTGATTTATTGCGGATTTCGCTTATATTTGTGGTGTAAAATCATTAAAAAGTGTGCGCGTGGAAGTCAGATCATCACTTTTCACGCATAAATTTAGAGCAAGATATGAAATATAAGGGGCTTAGTGAATATGTAGAAAGAGAGGTTGCGCTTATGGGTGCAAATGGTGCATTACATAGGTTTGAGTCTATGCTTAAATACGCAGAGACAACTATGCAAGAACATCTGCATGAGAAATGTGCGGATGCCCTTGATGATTGGTTACCTATAATAAGAATGTTTATTTCAGATTGCAAAAACGAACTCAAATAGGATTGCTATTCATTGCCATCATCTATAAATGTAACGTTCCTGATACTACTTGATATTTCAGAAACGAGCCCTATGTGGAGTCGCTTGATGTATTTTGACATTTGGCTATATGGAACGGTAAAATGCTTGATATGAATTTCAGCTTTACCTGTATCCTGCAACCTACTGGCTATTGCATCATGTCTTTTTTCTAAATCTTCACTTTTTATCACGTATGCCATTGCGTGAAGATCATGTCTTCCGAAAGGTTCGAAATCATAACATTCCAAACCAACTAAGAACCAGTTTGCCAAATCAACACCATTATCAGTGCACAACTTCCACAGGTCACTATAATTATGTCCATCAATGGCAATTATCCCTTTCATGTCTGTATACTGAGTAGAAATTCTCTCTTTGAGAATATCTATATTAAAATCTTTCATTGTTAATAGAGTTTAGTTAATAAAAATATTTAGGATTATATAAACCTACTTAAACTATCGAAAGTATTAGACATACTATAGCTTAAGTGTTTTATTCAACATCAGAAATGCTTATAACTGTGCCCAGGCTGTCAAGTGTAAAGATTTGGTTGTAGATCTGTGTTGCACCATATTGATTCTTTGCACGGTATTTATGACGTACTATGAACCATTTAGTGTGTGGGTTCTGTGATACTGGACTCCATTCAACACCATCATAGCTTTCAGGATCGTTCAGATTCTTTTTTAAGAACTGTTTTACCTGGCGTACTGAAGCATCTAATACATCATTGTGAACAACAGCTACAGGTTCTTTCTTCTCTTGTGGTTCTGGCGAGTCGCTAAATGCACCTGCAACCAATACTGATACTACGATTAAGCCAATAACTGCTAATATAGTAAGATTAAGCCTTGCCTTTTTCTTTTCTTGTGGAGTCCTCTCACTCCATTTCTTTTTCTCTTTCATATAATGTAAACTTAAGTTATTAGACGTATTATAGTTGAATATAGTTATGCGTCAATCTCCCAATCTTTATAGCCTTTTGCTCGCAGTTCTTCCAAGCGTTTTGTATAGGCTACGATATCATGAACTAACGGAGCCATTCTAAATCTTTTATAAAGCTGTTGCTTCTCATCATCTGTGAGTATGATGGGATTATCAGGATGTAGCTTGTTCCAATAGTTCTCAATAAAGAACACTGCATTACGTCGTGCTCTGGTATATTCTTTCAAGAACTCATCAAGTTCGGTCTTCTCTGGGTCAAACATATATTATTTTTTAAATGAATCTACTTACGTTACCAAGCACCTCGAAGATACGGAGGATACGTGAATTGTCGTACTCTTGCTCGTCGTAATTTTCCTCGTTGATAGGTACATAGCGCATCCTATCTGGATTATTGGATTTACGAAGTATCTTAACGGTACGTATGGTGTCAAGTACGACAGCGTAAATCTCGCCATATTGCACGTCCTCAAGTCTACATTCCTTAATTGCAATGATATCTCCGTGATTAATCCTGGGCTCCATAGAATGCCCTGTGATATTCACCCAGCTAACTCCCTGCTTATTGAACGGTTTGAAGTCAATGTTGTATTCAGGGTTGATAGTCTGATCGTTAAAGGTGAGGTCGAAGCCTCCGAGGAAATCCACATCATAGTAAGGTGCGCCTTTATTAGGGGATTCTGAGCGGACTGGTTCTACCGCTATTGCTTCCTGCAATGCTGTTTTGAGCATGTCTCCCTTGCCTGTTAAGAGCCATTCCGCAGAGCATTGGGGATAATTTTCAACAAGAGATTCTATCCATTTAGCTTGTATGTCTGTACCCTTAGCTATAGCACGTGATAAGACCCCTTTGCTGGCACCTATTTTCTTCTCCAAAGCACCGATAGTTATCCCCTCGTGCTTGGATAATTCCTCTATTCTTGATAAAATTTTACACATAAAATGAAAATTATCACCCAAAAAGTTTGGATGGTTGAAAATTATCACTATCTTTGCAGCGTGTTTAAGATATAAACAGCGTCCAAAGATACAAAAAAGGGACGTGATTTGCAAATATTAGATATATAAATGATATGGAGAAGAAGATTTATGTAAGTGAAAAGAACAAGGCGCACCTTCGTAAGGTATTTGATTGTTCGACCATGATGGTATGGAAGGCTCTGAACTTCAAAAGCGACAGCGAACTTGCAAGGAAGATTCGCTTCACAGCACTAACACAGCTGAATGGAACTCCTAATTGGAAGCAGGCTGACGTTGAGACTACTCACGAGGAAGCAGAACAGACAATGACACAGACCTTCGGTGAGCGTGTGAAGTTGGTTGTGGACCGCAAGGATGGCAGCGTGAGTGTCTTTGTTGATGGAGTTGTGACACGTCGAGAGCAGGATATGAACATCCCTGCCTTCGTGGAGCTGCAGAGTGAAGTTGAATTGATGGCTATGAGCTTATAACTATATTTGGGATGGAATACTTCAACAAGATATTGTGCGTAACCTACGCGGAACTGACTGGAGGTAGTGATGCAGTTATTAAAGCTGCAACATTACGCCAGAACATGAGCCGTGGAAATATCGTCAGCGTACACCGTGGAGGTGGCGAGGGCGGTCAGGCACTCTACGCATGGAGTTCCATTCCTCAGAAATACAAGGCTCGGTATATGGAACGATACGGTGATCCAGAGCAACGAATGAAGGAAGCAATGATGCGTGACCGCATCAAGCTTGATAACGAGGCGCGTGAATGGTACGAGGCTTTCACATACGAAAAGAACGGCAAGCAGGAACATCTTACAGAGAAGCTCATTGAAGAGTACACCATTAATGCGAGTGTGTTGAAAGAGCTGTTGAAGATGATGGCACAGCGTAGAGCAATTCGTCAGAGTTTGAACGGCAGCACTGCAGGGGCTTGGGAGGTAATCTATCAGAGTTCTGAAGCTATGCGCAAAGAGTATCAGCACACCCTTCCACAGAATGAAGCACGACTGAAGGCAAAGATTAAGGCTTTCAAGGTAGATAGCTACAAGAGTCTTATCAGCGGTAAGGTCGGAAACAAGAACACGCAGAAGATTACTGACGAGTTCGGACAGCTACTCATCGCACTGAAACGTTGCAGGGTTCCTGTCTACACCGATGCGCAGCTCTTTGAAGAGGCAAACCGTCAGGCGGAAGCAAACGGCTGGAAGCCACTGAAAAGCCTTAGCGGTATGAAACGTTGGCTGAACAGTGCTGCGATTATGCCACTATGGTATGATGCTGTACATGGTGAGCAGGCAGCACGACAGAAGTTCGGACGTAAGCACCGGACGGCATTGCCAACGAAGCGTGATGCGCTGTGGTATGGCGACGGTACGAAGCTGAACCTATATTATAAGGATGATACTGGTAAGGTACGTACCACGCAGGTCTATGTAGTCATTGATGCGATGAGTGAGGTGATGCTTGGTTGGCACATCAGCGACACGGAGGACTACGAAGCGCAATACCACGCATATCGCATGGCAATTCAGATCAGCAAGCACAAGCCTTACGAGATTGTTCACGACAACCAAGGTGGGCATAAGAAACTTGATGCCGACGGACTGTTTAAGAAGCTTTGCCACGTGCACCGCACCACGCAGCCTTATAACGGCGAGTCGAAGACTATTGAGGCGGTGTTCGGTCGGTTCCAACAACAGGTGCTGCACAAGGATTGGCGTTTCACTGGTCAGAACATTACGGCAAAGAAGATGTCGAGCCGTCCAAACCTTGAATTTATTGAGGAAAACAAGGACTCACTCTATACGCTTGAGGAACTGAAAGATGCTTACGCAAAGGCTACTAAGGAGTGGAACGAGATGGCACATCCTGCATACGGCAAGAGTAGACAGGAAGCCTACGACAGCAGCGTGAATGAGGAAACGCAGCAAGTTACGGCACACGACATGGTGGATATGTTCTGGGTAACGGCTAAGCGTATGAGTACCTTCACCGATCAGGGTATCAGCGTAACGATTAAGAAGGAAAAGCGACAATACGAAGTGATGAGCCAGCCAGGCGTTCCAGACCACGAGTGGCGCAGGCAGCACACTTACGAGCGGTTCGTTGTCAAATATGATCCATACGACTTTGGAAGCATTCGACTCTATAAGAAAGAAGCCGACGGAAGTCTGAGGTTTGAACGAGTAGCAGAGCCTTACGTTGTTATCCATCGTGCGATACAAGAGCAGACAGAAGGCGAGGCTGCATTCATCAGACAGGAACAGGCTGCGAACACTACTGATCGCATTGATCGCACAGTTGCTGGACGTGAGATTGAAAAGATGCACGGCGTAATGCCAGAGCAGCATGGATTACGTAGTCCAAAGCCTAAGGGAATGACAGCAGCCGAGCGCAGACAGATAGAACGTCGTACTGGCATCTATAGCAAGTCGCCAGAAGAGTATAAGATAGGACGAAAGACGAAGCAAGTAAGTCTTGAAGACTGGGCGGAGGTTGAGACGGCTGTGGTTGATATGGCTTCGGTAGCTGGGAAATTATAAGCAGCGAGGTAATGCCTCACTGGCAAGGACAAAATAAACCGATGATAAGTCATTCACTTACGCATCAAAAGTGGGTCACTTATGCACTGAAAGTGATAAGGTAATTATAAGCAGC